AAAGTTTCTAAGTTGTATATTTTCGTCTGTTACTAACTCTAAGAATAACCTAGGGTTTCTTTTAGCAAACACCAGTAAATCTCTTTTAAGTTCCTTAGAACTCATCTCTGATACTTTAGAACCGATCTCAGCACGCATAACAGCTTCAGCCATATCAATATCTAGCGACATAGCAGCATTTAAAGCTTCTATTTCTATTTCTATAGCAGTTACTTCGTATTCAGCTATAGCCTGCGGTTTAAGTTCGTAATACACAGAGTCTCTATGTGGATGATATAAAGACAGTAGTTTTTGTAAAACCACTTTGTTTTTAGGAACGTGTAAAACTCCATTTCTAAATATAATGTGAGAAAGTCTTTGATCACCTTTCATTTCATCTACAAATGGTGTTCTTTGGTTCGCACAATATTTCAACTCTCTTTCATATCCTTTTTCTTCGTCGAAGTAATAAATACCAGCTGCTTTAATAGATTTACTTAATGGTGTTTTTCCGTTTTTAAGTAAGTACGATCTATCTTTTATTTCCCACTCAGGTTTTTTAGGTTCGACTTTTTTAGGTTTTGGTGCTTCAACAATTACTGTTTCAACAACAGGTACCTCTACCTCTTCTTTTTTTGTTTTCTTTGCCATAATATAATATATAATAAAATTAATAAAAATAAAAGGCCGAGGCCGAAGCCCCGGTCTTTTTATAATAAGTGCTTAGTTCATTAACATGAAGTTATTAGCACCTTGAACAACCATACATCTTTCAGATAGGAAGTTCACTGTCATTGCATCTAAGTCAGATGTTACAGCTCCAACAGAACCAGTAATCCAAGTTTTCATTTTTCTAGACTCTGTTTGTGAAGCTCTATATCTAACGTGTAAGAAAGGTCTTTTCATATTCTTACCTAACATTTCATCATAAACTGAAGAAACACCAGCTGGAATAATAACTCCTCTAATAGCGTCAGTAGTAGCACCCGCGTTAATACCACCTCTAGTAGATAAGTCATTTAAGTATTTCCAGTCAGACTTGTAGAAGTCATAAGAACCTCTTCTGAAACCAGAGAAACCTAAATTAAGCGCCATATCTTCGTCGTTTTCAAATACTCCGTATGAAGTACCTCCAGCTCCGTAAGAGTTCATAGAAGCTAACATGTCATCAAAAGCAAGAGCTGTAGCTCTGTTTACAAACATCATGTTTTCTTCAATAGCACCGTTTTTATCAAACTCAGCTAATATAGCGTCAAATTCTGCTAAATCAGTAGCAGCGTTAACACCAGTAACACCAGAAGTTTGGTGACCTCTTTCTTTGATAGCAGCAAATAAACCTTCAGTACCCGCTGTACCAGCACCACCATCAGTTGGTAACGCAATAGCAGAGTTAGCAGCTACTTTTTCAGATTCAATCATACTCATTTCTAAGTAATCAGTAAATCTTGCTCTAGTATCACCTTCTGCTTTTAAGTACCAGTAGTAACCTGATTGCCCGTCTTCACCAGAAACTTCAACCCAACCAACTTGAGATACGTCAGATCCTGAAACCTCGTACATATCTTTTAATATAATTGGCTTGTTAGTAAACGTAGTGAACTGTGGCTCATTAGCTCTACCACCTACGTAAGAAGTACCTTTAGCGTTTTCAGAACCAAATACTAATATAGTACAACTATTGTCACCATTAACATAACTTGCGTTAGTCATGTGAGCATAACCATAAGGCTGTACAGTGATAGTTTGAGAACCTGCAGCAGCAACGCTTACACGAGCTGTAACAGTTCCACCTGAACCACCTGAAATTAATACTTGATCACCAACTCTAATACCGTGTGTGTCTGTTTGTGATACACCATCAATGTTATGAGTAATATTAATAGTACTAGCTGTAACATCTAACATATCACATTTGTAAGATAAATGTAATCTACCTTGTTCTGACCAAATAACTTGATCAGCTGCCATAGCTTCCTCAGCACTAACTTGAGATAAGAAACCTGATATAGTTCTTTTACCAAAAACCTCAGCTTCTTTTTCCATTAAGTCAGGTAAGTACTGCTGTGCCCATCCATTGTTCTGGATGTCTAAATAATTCTCAGAAGTAGCTGCTTGTACTGCTGCGCCTCTACTTTGAGTTCCTGCCGTAATTGCCATTTTTAAATTTGTTTTTTAATTAATACTTATTTTCTTTTTTTGAACTTAAATTTAGCCACGCCACTATTGTCATCTGGGTTTAAAACCCTTACCTTTAATCCTCCCGCTTCAACTACACCGTGTTGTTGTCTTGGTGCCATATCTACGTTTTTAGATCTAGCGATACTGTCTTTTAAAGCATCTGCTTTACCTTGTTCATAAAAGTGGTTAGCAATAGCATCTGAGTTCATTGCTGTAAATAAGCCTTTGTGATAGTCTGCCGCGTTTTCCATTTTATTATTTTTATCTAGGAACTTCCCGACAAAATTATTAATGTCAACTTGCGTGTTTCTCACTCCCTCAACGTCGTTCACTTTGTAACGGTAGATTTTATCTCCAACTCTATAATCAAAACCTTTGAAATCGTTGTTAAAAACCTCGTCCGTTTTATTAATGAAAGCCTGCTGAGCCTCTTGTTGAACTCTCTGCATGTTTTGTGACTCTTGATAAAACTTTAAAGCTTCGCCTTGCTCTTCAGTGAGCTTGGAACCCATTTTAATGTCTTCGTAATATTTGGATTTTACACTTTCCAAGTGTTGCTTTGCTTTTGCTACTTGCTCTTTCAAAGCTAATTTTTTTCTTTTTATTTCTTTTTCATTGTCAAAACCTTCTTCGTACTTAAACTCTTCGTCCATTAAAAACGATATTTCCTCTTCGTTTAAATGTGGTTTTTCACTTCTATAATAAGCTCTTACCAAATCATCATTGTCCCACTCGTCATAGTTTTGATTTAACCTAACATAGTCTTGAACGTCCCCACCAGTGTCTTTCATAAAGTTAACTAGCTTTTGCACGTTTTCTGGCAACTCTGGTTTTGGAGGTAGCTCAACCTTAGGTTGCTCTACTATTATCTCCTCTAAAACCTGCTCGTTTTTTACCTCTTCAACAACTGGTTCCTCGACAGTTGCAACAGGCTCTTTTTTAGATAAATCAACCTTATAAATCTCTGGTTCCTTAACCGATATTTTAGGTTTTTTTACTTTTAGCTTTTCAACCTTTTCTTCTGCTTTAGGTTGTTCTTTTGGTGTAATTTCTTCAATTACATTTTCTTTGTTTTCTTCCATAATATAATATAATAATAATTAATAAACTTTATATACCTCCTCCCATAGCTCCTATATCAGGCATAAATCCTTGTTGCTTAGGTGTTTCAAAGTTTTTTGGAGGTTTACCACTTTTTCTCTGCTCTATTAGTTCAGACTGTTGAGTGGCTTGTATTTTTGTTCTTTCGTCCTTACGATCTTCTTTAGAGTCTTCTTTAGACTTCATAGCGTCAGCTTGTAGTTTAGCTAACCTTATTTGAATTTGGAACTCATGATCCATAAGATCTTTCTTTATTTGAGCCTCACGAGTCATTCTCTCTGCTTCGTACTGAGCTTTTATTTGCTCTAGCTGTTGCATTGACTGAGATTCGGACTGCTTTTTCTGTATTTCCATTTGAGCAGAGGCTTGTTGTGCTTGTATTTGAGCCTCGTTTTGCATTCTAATTTGCTCTTGTTGCATTCTTTGGTCTCTTTCAAGCTTTTTCTTTCTACGTAGTTTTAATAACTGATTAGCAAGTTTAACGCTTTTAATCTCTCTAACATCAATAGCATCTTCTAAGTCTATACCTTGTTGTGCTATAGCTGCTTGTATATTGTTTTCTAGTAGCTGTTTCTCCTCTTCATCTGGCATTAACTCTATAAATATACCAAAATCTCTTAAATGTAAATCTGACATTTCTTCTAGAGTTGCCACGTTGTGAGCACCTATTTGCTGTATAAAAGCGTCTTTAGTTGGAGAGTACTCTATAATATCTGATATTCTAAGCGATAGTTGTTCTGCTATCTCTGAAGTTATGAACAGACCAGCTTGTAGTATATGTCTTGTGGCTGTATTACTATTAGCAGCCGCTAACTTTTGAACACCAACCAAAGAGTACTTGTCTGGAGTAGCAGCATCTCTAGCTTCGTTTAAACCTGTTGTGTCTCTAATCATTTGTAAGTAGTAATTGTAAGTTTGTATTAAACTTTGCATTTTACCACCACCGTTGTTAGTTTGTATTTCTTGTATAGGCATTTTACCAGGATTCATATCGCCGTCAGAAGTAAAACTTCTACCGATAATACTACCTGTTTGAAAATACATATTTAAAGCCTCTTGAGGATTATAATTTGTTCCGTTCCCTAAATCTATTTCAGCTAAACCATCTGCATCTAAATAAATACCATCTGGAACTAATCTAGACATTACTTGTTGTAGTTTTAAATGAGTTAGTTGAATCATATCAGCAAAACCAGTTATTCTACTAACTAAACTTTCTATTCTACCATTGTACATACGTGGCGCAACTATAGTATAGTTCATTTTAACCTTGGTAACATCTGACTTAGGACGCATCATATTTTTAGCCATATCCCACTTAAGTAATTTATCAGTACCTAGTATCATAGCTCCTTCAAACAAAACCTCTATACATCTTTTTAAAGAAGAAAACCCAGCTTCCTCTGTTTGTGGTCCCTCAAAAGTATCGTCTCTTTCTATAGCCTTATTTCCTCCAGACTTAGTTTCTTTTACTTTATACACTTCGTTAGTATAAGTCTTGTAGTTAAAATACAGTACTCTTACCTTGTTAGAATCATTATCGTTTTTAGAGTCAAAGTTACTACCATAATCGTATTGATAATTATAGTTGTTTTTTACTATATCTTCTAAGTCTTCGTGCTTTAAATTTGGAAACTCTTTTACAAGCTCGTTAACAGGTATTTCTTTTACTTCGCCTACATAATATATATCCTCAAAATAAGGAGACTCAGTGTATGAATAAACTAAGTTAGCTGGATCGACATATTCTACCTTTACACCTTCAGATGTGTTAAAAGAAGTCTTTGTAGCACCAATACCCAAAACTGTTAAATCATAGTAAAACTGCTTTTTAATTAATTCGTATCTATTAGCCTCTAACAAAGTATTTATCGCCTGCTCTTCAGCTATTTCTACTGACTGCTTATAAGTGAGTTGCATGTGTAGCTCTAACTCTTGTTCTGATTGAGGTATTTTTGACTTATCGTTTTCGTTAACTGTTAAACCTAAGGTTTCTTCAACTAACTGGTTCAAATCTTTTGTCTGCATATCGCCTAGTAAAGACTCCATATATTCAGTTCTTTGAGAAACACCGTGTGGGTCTTGTGAAAACGCTTTTATGTCGTACATTCTTTCGGCTATACCGTTTACAACTATATCTACAAATTTAGGTATAATTGGAACTGGTTTCCAGTCTAGGTTTAAGTAGCTTAAGTCACCATTTATAGATAACTCATCTTTATATTTTTGTATCGACTGTTCTCCTCTAGCGTATAGTCTTAATCTATGAAAATCATTATATGCGTTTAAGTATTTGCTTCTATAATTAGTTCTATCGAACCATTCTTTTTCTATAGCTCTACCGACTTGTAAGCCATATTCACTAGTCATCTTTTCAAGATCACTAACAACTTGGCTTGGAAAACCTCCTGTCATACCTGCTTTTCTCATATTCGCTATTTAATTAATTCTGAAGCATTACCTCTATTGTTATATTTCGCAATGCTTATATTTAGTTTTGGTTTTTCTATTCTTGGATTAGGAGCATACAAATGTCTATTGCAAGCCATAATCGCTAAACCACTACTTATAGTGGCGTCAAACTTTGTTCTTTTGGTTATATCAAATTTACTCCAATCGTTTAGAGTTCTGTTAAAATATATGTTACCATAATTACCATCTCCTAGATGACCTACGTGCTGTTGTATATATGTTTCAATCGCAGCCGCGTGTGCTTGTTTTATATCTTCGCTTGAGTTTGGTATACCACCTACTTCTTTTTCAGCTGTAGACAATTTGTTCCAAGATTTATCAGGCCTGTTCATACTATACCCTCTGTACCCTCTCCTTCTTAAATAGTATAATAATCTTGGTTTATTATTTTCAGCTAATATTGGCATGCCATAAAAAACCAACGACATTAACACATCTTCAAAAAATATGTCAGCTGTTGGTGGTCTTGATATGTATTCTAAAAAGAAGTGATTTGGAGGGGCGTCTTCCATACTAAACTTGGTCAATCCGTGTAAAGCGCCATTAGAGCCTCTACCATCTACCGTTCCTGATATATCGTAACTATCACACCCAAAAGCCCCCATGTGCTCGTTACCAGGATGTTTTATACCGTTTTTAATTATAATTCTATTCTGCAAGTGGTTTGGTGGTACCCAACTTACTTTAAATCTACCTTTTGGATCTGGATAAAATATAACCTGCGTGTCTTTTACACCGTTCACCCATTGAAAGTTACCGGTTGAAACATTAGCGCCACTACCAACTCCTTCGTTGTAATCTATTTGCTCATAAAGTTTAACTAAATTAAATATACTATTTTTAGTTTCATCTCTAAAAGCGTGCTCTTCAGTTCTTGGGAATTGTCTATAAAACTCATTCAATGCATCGTGATCATCTTTTAATCCTTCAGCTTCGTTTTCCCAGTGTTCTATTATTCCATAGTCTATTAATTCGCCATCTGGTCCGAGAACATCATCACCTGGGTTATCAAATACAGGTTGTCCGTATTCGTCAATAAATCCTTCATAGTTCCATTCCATTGGGATAAACAAAGAATATAAACCAGACTTTGTCTGTCCATTTCTATTTCGCTTAGTAACATCTGAGTCATTATATAATTTTTTAAAATTATCTCCTCCTTTATCCAAAGCGTTTGAGGTACTACCCATCATACACTTTCCAACTATTTTACTACCTAATCTTAAACATGTTTTTGTAACTCTCCAGTTGTTTAATCC